GGGCGTTTTCGGTCGACAGGTGGGATGAAAAGTGGCCGGAAGCGACAAAACGCGCCGTTATCCGCGATGCGTATTTCATCCACTGTCATAAAGGCACAATAGGTGCAATCCGGCGTGTGGTGGAGCCGCTCGGCTATCTCATCAACGTGACGGAGTGGTGGGAAAACAGTGACCCGCCCGGCACCTTCCGGCTTGATATTGGTGTACTGGAAAGCGGCATCACAGAGGCAATGTATCAGGAAATGGAACGGCTGATTGCTGATGCCAAACCTGCAAGCCGCCACCTTATTGGCCTGAACATTACCCGGGACATTCCCGGCTACCTGTTCGCCGGTAGTGTGGCTTATGACGGCGATGTAATTACGGTTTACCCCGGATAAGTGAGGAATAATGAGCACAAAATTCAAAACCGTTATCACCACTGCCGGTGCAGCAAAGCTGGCAGCGGCAACCGCGCCGGGAGGGCGGAAGGTCAACATTACCACGATGGCCGTCGGGGATGGCGGGGGTAAATTGCCTGTCCCGGATGCCGGACAGACCGGGCTTATCCACGAAGTCTGGCGACATGCGCTGAACAAAATCAGCCAGGACAAACGAAACAGTAATTATATTATCGCAGAGCTGGTTATTCCGCCGGAGGTGGGCGGTTTCTGGATGCGTGAGCTTGGCCTGTACGATGATGCAGGAACGTTAATTGCCGTGGCGAACATGGCCGAAAGTTATAAGCCAGCCCTTGCCGAAGGCTCAGGACGTTCGCAGACCTGCCGCATGGTCATTATCGTCAGCAGTGTGGCCTCAGTGGATCTGACCATCGACACCACAACGGTGATGGCGACGCAGGATTACGTTGATGACAAAATTGCAGAACATGAACAGTCACGACGTCACCCTGACGCCTCGCTGACCGCAAAAGGTTTTACTCAGTTAAGCAGTGCGACCAACAGCACGTCTGAAACACTGGCTGCAACGCCGAAAGCCGTTAAGACGGTAATGGATGAAACGAACAAGAAAGCGCCATTAAACAGCCCTGCACTGACCGGAACGCCAACGACGCCAACTGCGCGACAGGGAACGAATAATACTCAGATCGCAAACACGGCTTTCGTTATGGCCGCGATTGCCGCCCTTGTAGACTCGTCGCCTGACGCACTGAATACGCTGAACGAGCTGGCGGCGGCGCTGGGCAATGACCCGAATTTTGCTACCACCATGACTAATGCGCTTGCGGGGAAGCAACCGAAAGATGCCACCCTGACGGCACTGGCGGGGCTTGCTACTGCGGCAGACAGGTTTCCGTATTTTATGGGGAATGATGTTGCCAGCCTGGCAACCCTGACAAAAGTCGGGCGGGATATTCTGGCTAAATCGACCGTTGCCGCCGTTATCGAATATCTCGGTTTACAGGAAACGGTAAACCGAGCCGGGAACGCCGTGCAAAAAAATGGCGATACCTTGTCCGGTGGACTTACTTTTGAAAACGACTCAATCCTTGCCTGGATTCGAAATACTGACTGGGCGAAGATTGGATTTAAAAATGATGCCGATGGTGACACTGATTCATTCATGTGGTTTGAAACGGGGGATAACGGCAATGAATATTTCAAATGGAGAAGCCGCCAGAGTACTACAACAAAAGACCTGATGAATCTTAAATGGGATGCTTTGTATGTTCTTGTCAATGCCATTGTAAATGGCGAAGTCATATCAAAATCAGCAAACGGCCTACGTATTGCTTATGGTAATTACGGATTCTTTATTCGTAATGATGGTTCAAATACATACTTCATGTTGACAAACTCCGGTGACAACATGGGGACTTATAACGGATTAAGGCCATTATGGATTAATAACGCTACTGGCGCTGTTTCGATGGGGCGTGGCCTTAATGTTTCAGGGGAGACGCTTTCAGACCGTTTTGCTATTAACAGCAGTAATGGTATGTGGATTCAGATGCGCGATAACAACGCTATCTTTGGGAAAAATATAGTTAACACTGATAGCGCTCAGGCGTTGCTTCGCCAGAATCACGCTGACCGCAAGTTCATGATAGGTGGACTGGGGAACAAGCAATTTGGCATCTACATGATTAATAACTCAAGGACAGCCAATGGCACCGATGGTCAGGCGTACATGGATAATAACGGTAACTGGCTTTGTGGCTCGCAAGTTATTCCTGGCAACTATGGCAATTTTGATTCCAGATATGTGAAAGATGTTCGACTTGGTTCACAGCAATATTATGGAGTGAACAACTGGCAAACATGGAATTTCCAGTGCCCGTCAGGTCATGTATTGTCTGGTGTTAATGTTCAGGATACAGGGTCCAACTCTGCAGATAATATAGCGGGCGTTTATTACAGACCCGTTCAAAAGTATATAAATGGCACCTGGTATAATGTAGCGAGCGTTTAATATGATGCACTTAAAGAACATAAAAGCGGGTAACGCTAAAACACTGGAACAGTATGAGTTAACAAAGAAACACGGAGTTATCTGGCTTTACTCTGAGGATGGAAAAAACTGGTATGAGGAAGTGAAGAACTTTCAGCCAGACACAGTAAAGATTGTTTACGATGAAAATAATATTATTGTCGCTATCACCAGAGATGCTTCAACGCTTAACCCTGAAGGTTTTAGCGTTGTTGAGGTTCCTGATATTACCTCCAACCGACGTGCTGACGACTCAGGTAAATGGATGTTTAAGGATGGTGCTGTGGTTAAACGGATTTATACGGCAGATGAACAGCAACAACAGGCAGAATCACAAAAGGCCGCATTACTTTCCGAAGCGGAAAGCGTTATTCAGCCACTGGAACGCGCTGTCAGGCTGAATATGGCGACGGATGAGGAACGTGCACGACTGGAGTCATGGGAACGCTACAGCGTTCTGGTCAGCCGTGTGGATCCTGTAAATCCTGAATGGCCGGAAATGCCGCAATAAGTTGTATAAGCTCTGGTGTGAGATTACATATCTATGGCACAGAGTAAAGCCTAATCTGACAGGCCGCTCTATGTCTGGAGTAGATTTCAGTAAAGCATTATTTTATTAGTGCAAATTCTAATCAATACATTTTATGTATATGATATCCTGCGGACTTTAATGACTTGGTTTAGGCTAACCAGATAACACTGAAGGAATATTTTTGATAATTAAGGTGCGGTATGTTTACTAAGCGACGATTTAAAAATATTAACTGGGAGGCAAGTTCAGTGATTCTTGCTATGGTTCTCTTTGTTGGAAATATATTTTATACAAATCACCGTGATGATATAAGCATGGAGGCTGAGAGGGACAGTATCAGAACAATGTTTGCATATGAAATCGCTAATAACCATCGCGCTCTCACTTTTCTTGATAAAACGAGATATATTGGCTTTGACGAAAATTCGGAGCATTTTGTTGGCGAGCCTTTTGCCATTAATGTCAAATCATTAGGGGGGCCTCGCTTACAGATTGCATTAAACCAGACTGATAAAGTGTTTAAATCCTACTTCAGCGAATTAAGTAAGCTTGATAAAGAGGATGTTACTCTTCTTATGGACTATTACCATGAGCAAAGCATCCTGCTGGAGCGTGTGAAATCTACGTTACAGAAGATGAAAAGTGGTAATGATATTAAAGTTGATATTGATGGTTACTTATTAGAAGAACACTTCATGAATGAGCTTAATCTTTCTAATATTTTGCTTAAACGCTATAGCCATTTGTTGTCACAATACGCTAAAGAACATAAAACAAAAGATTTACATAATTGATAATCTGCTAATGGTTATTCATGGGGTAACTATGTTTTATATGTCATCCAACTCAGATGAATTATTGATTCTGGATAATAACCACAGAGCGGCATATACCCTGACAGGCAAATGTCCGCTTCTTGCTCAAAGCAGACTGTCAGATTTGATAACTTTTGGGCTATGTAAACTGTCAGTCGGAAAATGAGTGTGTGCAAATCAGGACAGGCGGGCGAATTGCCCGCATTTTCTTTATCTGTTGTTTCATCCACTGACCAGCCAGGTCAAATGGCGTCTCATGCACTGCCCAACAGAAAATAGTTGCACCCATTAACCACGGAGTTAAACGGATGAGCGACTATCATCACGGCGTGCAGGTGCTGGAGATTAACGACGGCACCCGCGTCATTTCCACCGTATCCACGGCCATTGTCGGCATGGTCTGCACGGCCAGCGATGCGGATGCGGAAACCTTCCCCCTCAATAAACCTGTGCTGATTACCAATGTGCAGAGCGCAATTGAAAAGGCCGGTAAAAAAGGCACGCTGGCAGCATCGTTGCAGGCCATCGCTGATCAGTCAAAACCGGTCACCGTTGTCGTGCGTGTGGAAGACGGCACCGGCGAC